ATCGTCGATGCAAAGGGCGATTTAATTACAGCTACAGCGGCCGATACCCCGGCACGTTTAGCGGTTGGATCTAACGGCGAGACACTCGTAGCAGATAGTTCCACTTCAACAGGCTTGCGCTATCAAGGTTCAATGGCTGCTGGTAAAAATACAGTAATCAATGGTGGCTTTGACATTTGGCAGCGTGGCACATCAGCGGTGAATCAAAGTTTCTTGGCAGATCGTTGGCAACAATTTGGTAATGGTTCAATTACAACTGTTTCACGACAAGCAACAGGTGACACGACAAATCTACCATTTATTCAATACGCTGCAAGAATACAAAGAACATCGGGTCAAACTGGCACTGCTTTAACATACTTTTCAAATACTTTTGAAACAGTCAATTCAGTTCCTTTGGCTGGTAAAACTGTAACTCTATCTTTCTATGCTCGCGCAGGTGCTAATTACTCAGCAACTAGTAATGGATTGGGAGTTTATCTTAATTCAGGAACTGGAACAGACCAAAATGTTTACAGTGGTTTTAGTGGTGCAGCATTACCAATAAGCAGCGGGGCAACACTAACAACAACTTGGCAGCGTTTTACCTACACAGCAACAGTTGCATCAACTGCTACTCAATTAGCAATTTATTTTACTTATCAGCCAGTCGGCACGGCAGGTGCTAACGATTACTTTGACATCACAGGAGTTCAATTAGAACTTGGTTCAGTTGCTACCGCTTTTTCTCGTAATGGGGCAACAATCCAAGGAGAATTAGCCGCTTGTCAAAGGTATTTTCAGGTAATTTCAGGCGATGCAGAAGTAATGGGAAGTTATTACACAACCACAAATGCTGTTTTGTCTTATAAGTGTCCAGTAGAAATGCGTGTTGCGCCTACTCCAACTTATAATACAACTTACACAAATGCTATTGACCAAGTGGGTGTAGCAAATAGAACGCCAACGGCTTATGCAACATCTTATGTAGGAAAATCTGGACTTACTTTTTTTGCAACAGGCACAGCGACAGCAACGGCTTACAATCCAGTTATTTATCGCGGTGGAAACCATCTATTAAGTGCGGAGTTATAAAATGGCTGTAACATATGAAAAATACACTTCAATTAGTGGCGTAGATTTTATTCGTAGATTTAATGAGGATGGAACTTATTCAGATATTCCACTTGACCAAGCCAACTCGGACTATCAACGCTATTTAAACCCAGAAGCGGAACAATCCACACCGAGCGTTACAAGTGGAGACTAGTTATAACGGCTACCCGGCCTCTAAAGATCCGGAAGCTATAAAAATAAAGTCCTACCTTGTAAAAGGTACGGATCGTAAGCTGCGATGTGCTGAGAGCGTGGGGCCACTACTCGCAGCCTTCGCGGCTGAATTTCACGAGCTGATCGAGCCGATCGATGAGGGTACGTTTGACGATTGGGCATATGCGTACAGGATGGTTAGGGGTAATCCAACCAAACTATCGTGCCACTCATCCGGGACGGCCATCGATCTAAATGCGACGAAGCATCCACTAGGTAAGTTTGATACGTTCCCGGCTGAAAAGGTGCCAATGATTCGGGCCTTGGCTAAGAAGTACGGCCTCAAATGGGGCGGCGATTTTAAGAGCCGTCCGGACGATATGCACTTCGAGGTCAATGTGACACCGGCCAAGGCTAAAGCCTTAATCGAGAGTTTAGGTTTATAGTTATCCAAAATCCTTAAGGGCACTAAGGAGCACGAAATGAAAGAACAAGCAATAGCTGCTGCAAAATCCTACGGTCGCGCTGCGCTGGCTAGCGCCGCTGCGCTGTATATGTCTGGTATATCAGATCCGAAAGTATTGGCTAACGCGTTTATCGCCGGGCTAATCGGGCCATTACTTAAAGCGCTTCAACCTTCCGAAGGTCAGTTTGGGGTCAAGAAGTAATGGAACAAGTCCAGCTCGTAGTCGGTATAACTTTGGGGAGTTGTACCATTTTGGGGCTGGGGGCTGGGCTTATCCGTCACTTTGTAAAATATTACCTGTCCGAGCTAAAGCCTGACAGCAACGGCGGCCATAACCTACGCGGTCGCATTGACCACATAGAGGCCCGTCAAGAGCGTATGGACGTAAAGATCGACAAGATCTACGAAATATTATTGGAGACACGCCTAGCCAGGTAATTGCCTTTTGTCAGTGGTAGGCCTCATACTGATACTACAAACGCCGGGAGGGCTACTCGGTTTGGTAGCTGCTCGGCCTTAACAAAGGGCGAACAATGAACAGTATGGACCTATTAATAGGCCTTGCCGCTTGCGGTATGGGCTTTATGTTTATGGTGATCGGGTATTCAATCGGTTACCGCCAGGGGCACGGCGAAGGGTTTATTCGCGGCCGGGCAATAGCACAGGCTCTGAAAGATAAGGAGCTAATCTAATGGGATTCTTAGATAATTACGAGGATGTAAATAGCAGGATTAAGCGCTTTCGATCCGAGCATCCGACAGGCAGACTTGTTGCCATTATCGAGGATATGGATTTAACCAAGGGTACGATCTTAATCCGGGCCGAGGCCTATCGTGAATACGAAGATCACGTACCGAGTGCCGTGGATTACGCATATGGCAACGTTGCCTCGCTACCTAACAATATGAAGCGCTGGCTAGTAGAGGATACTGTCACTTCCGCTTATGGACGTGTCATCGGGCTTTTAAGTCCTAGCGATGCCGGACGGCCTACACGTCAGGATATGGAAAAGGTTGAGGTCCTACCGGCTGATTCTGACCCGTGGAGCACGAAGGCTGCCATCGAGGACATTCCTACAATGGCCACAGCTATAACCGATATTGCATCAAACCTAGGCGGTCAATTAGTAGCTGAAGCGCCACAATGCTCGCACGGGCATATGGTCTGGGCCGAAGGAACAGCCAAGACAACCGGAAAGCCGTGGGCTGCCTACAAGTGCACGGAAAAGAACCGGGCTAATCAATGTACCCCACGTTGGTATGTTTTAGCTTCTGACGGTAAGTGGAAGCCACAGGTATAAAATGGCTAAAGAGTTTACAGAGGCCGGGCTATTTGATTACATTAAGACACGCTACTTAGAGGATTTAGAGATGAGTAGCGATGCCTTCGAATATATAGATGCAACCAGCCAGGGCTATCGGTTAATCATCGAGCTAAAGTGCCGCCATACACACTATGACGAGTTAATCCTGGAAAAGGATAAGCACGAGTCACTGGTACAACAGGCGGACAAACTAGGCTTTACGCCGTTTTATATCAATTCAACGCCTGAGGGCATATATGCGTTTAACCTACGCAAGATAAAGGTCACTTGGACCACGCGAAAACTGCCGGCATCAACCTATAACAAGACTATCCCGGTTGATAAAACGGTCGCGTATTTACACATAGACGAGGCGGTAAAACTGTAATGGGAGAATTGACGTTTATTAAAGATGGCTACGCAACCACGATCCACGATGACGGAAATATAACCGTGGTAGCTGCTCAATATTGCGATCAATGCAAAAGCTGGCAGACAGGACTGGGTGGATTCAATGTACGCGATGTGACCGGCGAAGTCGTAATGTGGCTGTGTGCCGATTGCAGGGCGTAATGACCACATATAAATACGAGTGCCGTAAATGCAAGAAGGTAACCGAACAGATCGAACGCATCATTACGGACAACCTGCCGCCTAACGTTAAAACCCTGCAATGTACTAAATGTGGGGTTATGGGCGTATGTCTAATGGAGTCCCAGGATGCCGATGTATGAATATGAGTGCGTTATGTGCAATATACGCTACGAGCTAGAGCAACCGATTACATCCGTATCGGCCCCTATGTGCTGTGGTACGCATATGCGCCAGGTTTACCACGCGCCTGGTATCAGCTTCAAAGGAACCGGATGGGGTCATCAGTGAGCGAGACTCTAGATATGGAGTTCGGCTATAACTTGATCGATACGGGCTCATCGGACGATTACTACACACCAGCGCATATATTCGAGGCGTTAGGTATTGAGTTCGATTTAGACGTAGCCTCGCCTGAGGGTGGTATTCCGTGGATTCCGGCTAAACGCCACTACACAATTATCGATGACGGCTTGGCTTCGCCTTGGGAGGGTACGGTGTGGATGAATCCGCCGTACTCGTCACCGCGTAAATGGATTGAGAAGTTTATAGAGCACGGTGACGGCATATGCCTAGTACCTACATCGAAGGCTAATTGGTTCAAGCAGGCCTGGGATCAGGCTGACGGCGTTATGTGTATGGACCCGGCGCTTAAGTTCGTACGTGGTAATAGCTTCGCGCAGATTCAATATCTGACCATTATGTTCGCGATGGGCGATCAATCAGTAGCTGCGTTAAAGCGTTCAGGGTTAGGTAGGGTGCGATGAATAAGTTATCCACAACCCCTAATAACCTGTGGACAACACGCCGGCAGCCCGTTAAAGTTATCCACATTATTGCTTTGTACTTGACCTATGGGATACGCTCCATACGCGCTGGCGAGCCGCTGAGGCGTGTAGCTCGCAGGCGCTGTTTGGTGCTATTGGGTGCGCTCTGTGTATTAGGCACAACACCAGCCTCAGCTATAAACACACCAAAAGACATTAATAACTATAAGTTATATGCACACTTTAAACTAATAGATGCCAAGGAATATAGATGTTTAGAGCTCCTATGGACACGTGAATCACAATGGAATCCAAGAGCTGATAATCCTAAATCTACAGCCTATGGAATCCCACAAATGCTACGAATGAAGGAACGTGATCCATATAGGCAGATAGATATTGGGCTTCGCTATATCAAACACAGATACGAGACAGCCTGTAATGCGTGGGTACACCATAGAAAGACTGGTCATTACTGATGGTGCACGGTAGGCAGGACCCTAGATTAACCAGGAAATACAAAGCACAAAGGTTAGTCGTGCTTAACAGGGATGGCTGGACGTGTGCCTATTGTGGGCAGGATGCCACCACGGTAGACCATATACAAAGTATTAAGAATGGGGGCGATCCCATTAGTCTTGAGAATATGATCGCTTGCTGTAAGCGTTGTAATAGCTCTAAAGGTTCACGTTCACAGGGGGTTTTTTTAGCGTCGAAGTCTAC